CATGAGTTTCCGAAGTGGCTCGGGGGTCTCACTTACAAAAAAGTATGGAACTTTCAATTGCGCCCGGAGTTCGGCGGCGGCGTCATCGCGCTGCGCAATCTGGACAAAATGGAGAAGTACAAGTCCGCAGAGTTTGCGGCCGTCGCTCTTGATGAAGTCACGCTCAACCCTCTCAGCGTTTTTAACTGGTTGCGCTTTCGGCTGCGTTGGCCCGGTATCGACCGGCCGAAATTCCTTGGGGCTACCAACCCCGGCGGCATCGGCCACACCTGGGTTAAGAATTACTGGCATGACCATAAATTCCCACCGGAGCTCGAAACGATCAGAGATCAGTTTGTGTTGGTCAAAGCTAAGTCGAGCGACAACCCACATCTGCCGGCTGGCTACCACGACCGCCTGCTCACGCTTCCGCCAGACATGGCGCGCATGGTCGGCCGCGGCGATTGGAACGTTTACACCGGTCAGTATTTCCCGCAGTTTGAGGAGTCGCGTCATGTGCTCAAAGCTGCCGATGCCGTTAAGCTGCTCAAGCCCTGGCATACCCGCTGGATCTCGGGTGACTGGGGATTTGAACATCCAGCCTGCTGGCACTGGCACGCGAAAGACGAGCACAACCGCGTCATCACCTATGACGAAATATGGAATCGCCGCGTAGGCGAAATCGAGTGGGGACAGTTAATCACAGCACGCGAGGCGCAATGGAAGGCGCGATTCGGCGAAGGCTATCGGCCGTTGCAGTCCTTCCCGTTCTCCTGGGACGCCGGAAAACTCAGTCCGCGATCAAGGCCCAAATATCCGAAGTCAATTGTGCAGCTCGTGAGCGATGCGCTCGGAGCGGGAATCCCGAAGCCACATCCCGCAGATTCAACGCCAGGCTCGCGCATGTCCGGCTATCGTCTAATGGCTCAACTCCTCGATACCGATCACTGGAAAATCTCAGACAGTTGCCCTCGGTTGATCGAGTGCCTGCCGACGCTTATTCGCGATGAAGACGACACTGAATCAGTTCTTAAAGTTGATTATGCCGAAGGGGACACGATTGGAGACGACCCAGCAGACTCAGCGCGCATGGGAATTCAACACATGCTGGGGAGCCCAGTGAAGCCGAAGTCCGTGCAACTCGAAGAGAGATTCCAGAGCGTAAGACGGACCTTCGCCAAGCCCACTGAAGCGGCGAGCGGAACCGACTTCTGGACTCGTTTCGGTGGCAAGAAGGTGGAATGATGCGGCTTATATCGCCAGCCGGAATAGCGACGGAGTTGCCGGAAGAAGCGGTAGCAGGAGCCTTTCTGCTCGGCTATACGATGGCGAATGCGTCTCCCAATTCCGGTGAAGAGAACACGGTTCGCATGATGTCGCCGGATGGAATTCTTTGCGACATTCCGGAAGACCAGGTTCAGGCTGCAACCGAAGCCGGAGCGCGCGTGATGACCAAGCAGGATTTAGCCGCCATGTTCAATCGGATATTTATGGAACATGTGCTGTTCAAAGAGAATGAGAAGAAATTGATGGCGAAGTTTCAGAAGCGGCGGAGCTTGAGAAGGCGGCGATGAGGCCAGATTGGTGCATCTCGCCTTCATTATTGCGATGACTATCAGGGCCGCACTTAAACTCGCCGCCTGTTATCGGCGCGCCTGTATAGCGAGGAATAAACAACTCCGATGACTCCGATCATTATCCTCTCGCTCGCCTTATTGATTTCGCTGGGGGTGATCGTCTTCCAAGTCTTCGAACTTCGGCATGTCTCGAATATCTACGAGACCTCGTGCTCGCTCCTAATCGCAGACCGCGATCAAGCACGTTCCGAAGTGAACACCATGCGCTCGGCCTTATTCCCGCAGTTGAGCAAGGTCACCAGAAGCACGATTGCTCCGCAGCCGCCGAAGAAAGTTGTGAGTGGCTTGCCACTTACCGAATTCGCAGATCGCCGCAAGCCCTTTCGTAAACTGTTCAAAGATTTAGTGCGCATCAATAACACTCAGCAACGCGGCCGAGACTTAATCGCTCAGGCCATCACGCCGCAACCAGCGGCAGAGGAAGTCTCCAATGGTTAAAGCAGGCGACGTAGTTCTCTACCAGAGTCTCGGCAAAACGTATAACGCTATCGTGCTCGCGGCGCGCGACAACGAACCATCGCACCTTGGCGAAAATGGCGAACCTTTGCTGCATCTCGCCTTCATTGCGCCACAGCGTGACACCGAGGTTGCGCGCAAGCGTCCCGGATACATCCCCGAAGTTCAGGTGGTCTATGACGTCGTACACGCCTCGCACGAATTCTCGCGGGAGTGGCTGCGGGAAAAGAAGATCACCACGCAGAGCGAGATTGCCACTCAACGGGGTGGCGGGGAGTGGGAGTGGGAAGATTTGCCGTCAGTTGCCGCGACTTACGAAGCTGAACTTGATGAATACGACAGATTCTTTCACGAAGTCGCAGAGCGGTTAGGTATTAACGAGGCGACCCCGGTCGCTATTTTAGTGGGAATTGACAGTTTAATAGCATTACCAGTGCCGGGAACTGCGACGAACAGCAGCTGTGAGCGAAAAGTGCGCCCCGACAACCCAGAGGGCCTCGGACCAGGCAGCGGCTTGCCCGTCTACGAATTCCCTTCTCCTGAATCCATCCAGCAAGTTCAGGAACAAAACACAGCTTCACCAGTGATCGATTTGGCAACCGACCCAGCGATCTTAGGCGCTGACAAGGAGTAATCCATGCATATGTCATCTAACTTTGGCGGCAACATTCGTCCTTCACGCCCGCCGGTTGCGGACCCAACCAAACCAGCGGTTGACCCGACCGACCCCAACGCCGACCCGAACGCTACTTCAGGCGACGGCTTTCATCACCACACCATCGACCAGAACGAATCCGGCTTTCATTCTTCACACACCGACCCCGAAGGCCAGACTCAGGAAGCCGATCACGGCAGCTACGACGAAGCCAAAGACTTCGAAGATCAGATGTTCGGCGAACAGGACGGCTCTGGCGACCAGGCGGACGACGATCTGAGCGGTGGCGACACGCCTACGGATTCCAGCGACGTTCCGGATTTGTCGGGAGCTTACAGCAAGTAGCCGCGCTCGTGAACTGGTGAGATGGCCCAATGCATTGTTTGTCGAAAGTTAAATCAGCGCCATTTACCAGAAGCTCGTCGCGCATTTCGATACGAAAGTGATTGCGGCGATTATGTGTAAGTCTGGTGATTTCACCGCCGCATGTTCCGCACACATCCAGAACTTCCAGCCTGCATCCCGCTTCTTTGCAAACGGAATTCATCAGGCGATATTACTTTGTACCGGGCAAAACGCCCAAGGAGAAATAACACCATGAAACAACGCATCGCAGTCTGGGCACTCGCAATCTGTGCCCTATTTTCTCTGGGCTTAACGTCAGGGTTTGCCCAGATCAACACCACCCCAGGGTCGAACCAGTCCTACATCGGCGGCATTTTCTACGCGCCGTCTTACGCGCTCTGGCACAACTACATCGTGACCGGCAACGCTTCCACCGGCTCTCAAACCATCCTGCTGAGTTCCGGCTCGGCCATCTTACAGGACGGGCGGGAGATTATCCCCTTTGCCGTCGGGGTGCCGTTGAGCATTGTGGATGGCAATTCCGAAACCGTGACCATCACTGCGGTGCAGAACTGCAACAAAGGACCGGCACTGGATGTCACCTTCGCCACTTGCCAGATCACAGCATCATTTTCCAATCTGCATGGCAACGGCGCGAAAGTCATATCCGGCGACAATGGCTATCAGGAAGCGGTCAACGACGCCGGAAACAACGGCGGTGGAGCGGTGTATTGGGTCAACGATACCGGCCCAATGACGCTTTCTACTGGCGGCACGACCACGACCAGCACCCAGACGAATTTCTTCCCGGTTAGTTCCATTGTGCTCGGCACGATCGGGCGAGTCACGACTGCGATCACCGGCAGCTGCACGGGCTGGGAAATCGGCGACGGCACTACCGCCGCGCGCTTCACAGCCAATAACACCACCCTCACCGCCGGAACCACCGCGGTCAACAGCGGCGCGGCCTGGAATACAGCCATCGCGGCGGTAGCTACCGGCGTGCAAATTGCGGCCAACAAAGCGGCCGTCGTTACCTGCGCTGGCGGCAACCCTACGGCGGGCGCGATCAAAGTGCGCGCCTTTGGCTGGACTCCGGTCGTTTCCAACTACTAACTTGCCCGAGCAGCGTTTCATTCAATTCCGCAGAGACTTGCGGAAGATCGCGCACTCCCTCGCTCACGATCAGCTAAAGGCGCAGGGCAAACTACCTCGCGAAGAACTGTCCGTAGGGCCAGCGGACAGTCGAGATTCGGTAACCGCCGAACGCAACAGCCCGCAAAAAGGGCATGATCGCGATTAGTGAATGGCCCACGGTTTACCGCAACTGATTGAAGAAAATATCCAACTGCTCATTGCGATTGACGCGCTCCGCCTCGAAGGGGAGTCGCACATTCGCAGGTGCGGCGAATACTTCCGTACCGGGCAAGAGGCGGTCGCAGTCTGGAACTACGAGTTTGACCGCTTAAAGTCATTTACTGCGCAACGATTCCTGCATGGAAGCAATTTTAGATACTCCATCGACTGACGTCACCGGCGAAGCAACGGAGCCAGAGGAGCCAGACTATGGCCCGAACTTCACCGAGTTGCCGGAAGATAAGGTCGCGGAGTTGCGCTCCATCATCGAGACCTGCGCGGGAAAGCGCGACCTCTGGGGCCGGATGGTGGAGATTATCCGCTGCACCTTGCGGAGATATTTCTGGATTGGGATTCAGCACGGATTCTGGAACGCGGACACGCAGCAATTCCAGGTGGGCCCGAACGGCGGTTCGATTGACAACCTGAACGAAGAGGATCTGTTTCAGGGCGACTTCAATATCTACACCCAGAACGGGAAGATTTTTATTGCGGTGTTTTCGCAGAGCGCCGCCCCTACTCGAATTGAGCCCGACAAGCCGGGCGACCCAGCTAGCGCAAAGGCCGCCGCCGAAGCGGAAAAGTACGTCGAGGTCTACGAGAAATATAATCCGCCCCAAGTTGCCCAGCAGGAAGTGGGCCGGCTGTTTTGGACCGATGGCCGGGTCATCGCTGTAACCAAAAGCGAGCCCAGCGAAGATTCGGTTGGCGTCGATGAAGACGAAGAGGGCAATGAAGTTCCGCGAGAAACCGAGCTAACTAAGTATTACGGGGTGCTTGAAACTAAGTGCCCGCTGGTTGAGCCGTTTCAGAAGTGGCCCTATCTCATCGTCTCGCAAGAAATCGACGTGCTCACTGCCAAAGACGAGAATCCTGAGTTTGCCGACAAGATTCAGGAATCTTCGAAGGGTTTGACGCCTAACGGCGAGATCGCGCGCATGTCGCGCATTGCCGTCGCCGAAAATATCGCGCAGATTTCCTCAGACACTTTGGCTCACATGGTCACGGAAGATACGGTGTGGTTAAGGCGATCAGCGTTTCGGGATTTAGATAAAGCGAAGCAAGCCTTCTGGATTGGCGGTCAGACGAAGAATGAAGATGGAACGGTAACTCAGACCAAGGGAATCTTTCCGCAGGGCTGCCGCACGAAATGGTTTGGTTCGGTGTATTGCGGAGCCGAAGCGGTTGCGATGAACAAAGAGGTGCGGGTCTGCCACGCCATGCCGGGAAATGGAAACTCGCGGCCATCTTTGAGTGATGCGCTCATTCCTATCCAGATGGAATTTAACGATGCGGTCGGCATGTACTCGGAAATGCTGCACAAGTGCATCCCCCGCATTCACATCGACGCCGGACCGGAAGAACTACAGGCCATCCTCGAACAATTCTCGCGTTACGGCGAATATAGCGGGTTCGAGAATCCAAGTCCGGGGCAACCGCTTGAGAATAGTTTTTTCCCAGAGCCCACCGTCAGCATGCCCGGTGGGTTTTCTGAATGGCTGGAAAATCTCCAGGGGCCACTCTCGCAATTCGTAACCGGTAACTCTACTGCCCTATTTGGCGACTCGGACAAAGATCAAACGACCGCCAAGGGATATGCCCAGATGCGGGACGCTTCTCTCGGCTTGATGTCCATCGTCTGGGTTCCGTATCTTGCATTCGCAGGGCAGATCAGGGCGCAAGCGGCACTATGCGCGACAAAACGAGACGGGGAATCAATTAAGGCAACCGTATCCAGCGATAAAGGGGATGATCAGACCGTCAGCATCGACCTCAGAATTCTCCGCGGCGGTGGATTTCTTTCCGCGCCGGTCACCGATCAGAATTTCCCAGAGTCGTGGACCGAAACTTCTAACACATGGAAAATGCTCAAAGGCGCGGCGGCGACAGATCCCGTCCTCGCCCAGAGCATGAACTTGCCCGACAATCTGGTGGCCTTTAAGAATGCGATCGGGCTTAAAGATTTCGTTATACAAGGGGCGGATTCGCGAGATTTGCAGCTGCAAGAGTGGGCACAGATGCAGCAGGACTCAGGCCCCATCCCAGACGAGCAAGCTACCCAGCAACGCGACCAGCAAAAGCAGCAAATGGCAACACAGGCGGCCGCTGCGCTCGGGCATCAAGGCCAACTTCCACCCTTACCAGAAGAAAAACCGATCATGCGCTCGTCCGTGCAGATTGACGTTGATACCGACGATCACGTAGTTCACGCGCTCGAAATGTTCCGCATCTTGAATTCACCGGACGGGCAGAAGATCAAATCCCAGAAACCGCTCGTCTGGGATGACGGGAAACTTCACATGCTGGCGCACGTGCAGGCGGCAAAGATGAAGGGTTTGATTATCCCGCCGCCGCTCGGTGGACCGCCGCCGATGGCTCCGCCGCCCGGACACGTTCCGCCGAAGCCCGGAGCAGGAGCGCCGCCGCCCGCATGAAGGAAGTAAGACTTACTCGCGAAGAATATATTCGGACGACTGGTCTCGTCCCAGACTGGACCTCGGTGGGAGCGATGATGTACGGCTCGATGGGCAACGAGCCTACGCCGCTGCTTCACTACATTTTTACTGACGACGCGACAGAACAGGATATGCCGCGCCTTCGCCGATGCGCACAGCTCATCCTGGAAGAGAAACTGCACATGCCAGTTTTATCCGTGCGCGACAAAGATCAAATTGCAGACCTTGAGAGGCTATTCTCCCTATGAATACTTGGATTCAACATCTCTTACGCTATTTCTTATTTGGTGCGACGATGTTCTTTGCCGCTGGCGCACCTGCAATCGGTGACGCTGGCGGAACGGCAGGCGGAGATGGCTCTGGCTCTGCCACGGGTGATGGAGCGAGCGGCGATGGAGCGCCAACTTCAGACGATGGAGGAACTAACGACGGAGTATCTGACGTCGATGGTTCTCAATCGGATAATGGCACCGTCACTGATGATGCAGCAGACGGAGAACAGAAAGCCGACCTCAACGCCCCGATCGACATCGGCGACGGGCGCAAAGTCCCGCCCAAATGGAAGAACCTCTTCGACGCGGCGAAAGCGCAAGGCCTCGACAAAGAAGTAAAGCAGTTATTTTTCGGCCAGCAACGGCTGATTCAGAAGTTCCCCGGCGGCGTGAATGAAGCCGTGAAACTTGCCGACACCTTGCAGGAATTCGGCGGGGTTGAAGGCGTCTCGACCATCCAGCAAGATAATCAGGCGTTTCATGAGGACGCGCAAACATTTCTGAACGATCCGGCGAAGTGGCTGGAAAATTCTTTCGCCGCGAAC